CCCCACGCAGGCAACCCGAAGCAGGAAGCACCACGTTGTTGCGGGTTCGCGCAGGTGCGTTTGCAGCCTGATTGGAATCTGCTTCATCTGCGCACCTCCACCAGCTCGATGTCCGCGCTATGCGCGTCCAGGTCGCCGAGGGTGAAGGCGTTGTGATCGCTATCGAACCGGACCCAAACGTCGAACTCCCCTGACCACGTGTAGTCGTCGTCCGCCCATGCCGCAGCAGGGACGAAAAGCCCCTTCCCAGCATCCAGAGATCCCGCTACGGCGGTTCCCGCCGAGTCGCGAATAACCGCCGTGGCGATTGCCTGGATGCGCCGTGTTGCCGCTTCCGGCCCGAGCCGGTATGTCCGGGTCAGCTGCACTGCATCCGTCGTTCCGATAGCTGGGGCGATGGGCTCCCCTTCGGCAACGTTGTCCAGAGGATCGTTGAAGCGGAATGCGTAGAGCCGTCCACGCGCCGCGTAGAAGGCAGCCATTACTTCCCGCTGGCCGGCAGCGGAAAGGTTGTTGAACGCGGCGCTATACCGCATCCGTGGATACCGCCATTGCCCGTTGCGCACCTCGCCGCCGTTGTCCAGCTCGACAATGGCGGTGTTCCACTCCGGGCCACCCTGGAAGCCATAGGCGACACACTCGGGCAGCCGCGTATCAATGAACCCACTCATCGGCCATTCCTCGCCATTGCTCTTGATGACTCCCTGCCAACTTCACGGGCGATCTGCATGGGCGTCCTGCGGTCAGGCTTACCGGCGACGGTGACATTCAAGTTCTGCACGACCTGCCTGCTGCCCCTCGCCGAAGCCATGGCCGCAGCGGTCGGGACGATGGTCCCTGTGCCTCGCGGCGCGAACCACTCCGGCCCTTCTTCGCCGACCCAGTACCCACGGCCCGACAGCACGTCACCGCCAGTTGCCTTTGCGCCACCGAACAGACTTGCAGCACCGGACATCAGCGTTGACAGGAAGCCACCGCCCGAAGCGCCGCCTCCGCCACCGGACAAGCCGCTGAAAAACTACGACATCAGCCCACCCAGGAGTCCGCCACCGTTCTGGCCCTGCTCTCCGAACAGGGACGCGGCGAAGTTGTTGGCGATCATCTTCAAGATGTTGCTCGCCACCGAGTCGAAGAAGTCCGTTACGGCATCCTTCGCGCTCGCCGCACCCTTCACCAGGTCGTAGAAGTTATCCGCGAACGCGCCGCGCATTTGATCCTGAAGGCCTACTAGATCGCCCATTGCCTTGGACTGGTCATAGAGGGAATCCGACAGAAGCCCGATGGCCTTCCTTTCCTCTTCGGTGGCCTCAGCGCCGAGGTATCGGAGTTCGATGGCTTTCGCGCGCTCCTTGTTCGTCAGCGACAAGATGCTCAGCTCAAACTCAAGGTCGGCCTTCTGGTCCTTGAATGCCTTCTTGCGGTCCTCCTCGGCCTCCCGCTGCTCCTCAAGCTCCTTGCGGACTCGCTCGTCTGCAGCTTCGCGCTGGTCCAGCAGGTCCATGGTTGCCTGCTTCTGGCGCAGGCTTTCCTTCTCCGCGTCAGACAATCCCTTCAGCGCGCCTGCCGTGAGGTCGTAGTCGAGCTTGGCAGCCGCCCCCGCCTTCCCATGCAACGCAATCTGCTCATCCAGCTGAGCATTGATCCGCTCGTAAGCGCGGGCAAGCTCATCGGCCTGGCCCTTCTGCCCCCCGCCGGCCTTGCCGCCGCCCGAGCCCCCCTCCCCTCCGGCAAGCAGCTTGCGCAGCGCGTCCTCCGTCGCCTTGGCGCGCTTCTCTGCATCCGCTTGTCCCTGCACCCCCGTGAGGAATGACATGGCCTCAGCGGCCATTCCCGTGGCATCAGCCGGCTGCGCGGCGGCTTGCTTGCTGCCCCCGCTCCCACCCCTAAACGAATCGATCAGGCCCTGTTGGCCCATACCGAACATCTCGAAGCCCTGCTTGAACTCCCCCTGCAGGACCAGAAGTCCGCCATGCGCCGTCGCCAGCGTTGCTGCAATGGCCGTGCCGGCCACTTCGAAGGCCTTGGCAACATAACTCGCACCGGTGCCGATGACGCGCAAGCCATCGGCGATCTTGCCGGCCACCTCGTTGAGCTTTTCCCCCTTCTGCGCGCCGTCCAGGAACTGGCCGGACATGCTCAACAGGTCCGGCAGCAGGTCGGCAGCGACGGCGTTCCCGACGCCCTGGACGAAGATCTTCATCCGCGCCAGGTTGTCGTTGAACTCCTCTGCATTGGTGCCCGCAGTACCGGAAACGACCTGGCCGAACGCTTCGGCCTCCGCCCCGGCATCACGCAATCCCTGCGAGCCATCCTTCAACAGGTCGATCAGGCTCTGGAAACTCTTGCCGAAGATCGACATCCCGGCCGCAACGACTTCCTGAGAACCCTTCTGTGCCTTGTAGGCATCGGCGAAGTCGTAGAGGAGATCGATGGTCGGGCGAAGCTTGCCATTGGCGTCCTTGATGCTGATGCCCAGCGCATCGAAGAGCTTTGCCTGCTTGCTGCTCGGGTCCAGCGCCTCGGCCTGCGCCTTGGTCAGGCGTCCGATAGTCGTCTGCAGATCCTGGACGGAGAGATCCGCGAAGCTTGCGGCGTACGCCAGCTTGGAGAAGTCCTCCGTCCCCATGTTCAAGACCTTGGCGGTCTTGCTCATCTCATCCATTGTGTCGATGGATGACTTGACCAGCATGGTCAACGAGGTTGCGGCGGTCGCCAGTCCGGCGCCAAGAACCGCCCCCATCTCCTTTGCGGCCTTCTGGAGCTTCTTGACCGCCTTCTCTGCGCGCTCCGAATCGGTCACGAAGGAGCCGGTTCGCATCAGCAAATCAATGACGATTGAGCCTGCAGTTGCCATCGTTGGCCTCCTACTGGGTCTTTATGCCGAAGGCGGCAAGGGTGCGGGCATCCGCCTCATTCACGCGATTTGGACGTGGCGAGAGGAAGGCGATGCTGTTGTCGTAGTTCCCGCCAAACACCGCCGCAAGCAATGCAGCCGGCCTGTGGAAGCGGTGGTGGTCATCGAAGGGGTAAAGAACGAAGAACTCACGCCACCCGTGCAACTCGCGTTGCGGCATGGCATCGATCTCCCCGAGGGTTTTCCCAAGGCTCAATGCGAGCTGGTATCGGAACCATTCGCCGCCTCGACCGACGAAGGAGCTTTTCCCGAGAACTTGTTCAGTTCGGTAATGACGGCCCACATCGCAACTGATACGGACGGTTTCAGCTTTGCAGCCTGCTCCATCGTCAGAACGCGCTCTCCGGCGTCGTCAACGATGGAAAGCGAGATCGCGAGTGCCCAAGCGGACGCGCGCTCCTCGGCATCCTTGCTCGCCTCAATCTGGATGATGCGGCGAAAGTCGATGCTCGGCAGCTCGCGGAAGTTGAAGTCATGGCTGGACCCGTCAGGCAGCTTGATCGGGTGCTTGTGGATTTCGTCAGAGACGAACATGGATGCGGGAATGTTCTGCATGTTGTTCCTCGGTAGCGCCGGCTCTCCGTTGGGAGCCGGCGCATATGGTGTCGACTACGGGCCGGGCGGCGGCACCAGGTCGGCGTTGTTGACTGCCCCGCCGTTCCAGTGGAGTACCTGGCCTTCTGCCTGCTGGGTCAGGCTTGCGGTTCCACGCACGATCTCGTTGGTGGCGATGTCCAGGGTGTTGGTTGCCACGTACGCATCGAACTCGATGGACGTTCGGCCCTCAGGCGCGGTGAGCGTCCCATCCGCCTCCAGCTCCGGGGGATCGATGCCATCGGAAAGGCAGGCCATCCAGTGGAAGACCTGCTTTGATTCCTGCATCTTCGTCAGCAGGCGATGGGAGATGCGGGTCGGCTTGAAGTTGTAGGGGACGGACAGGGACGCAACCTGGTTGAGGCCGGGCTTGGAGGTTTCACCCACCTTGTTGCCCAGGCACGTGGTGCTGATCTGGGACGGCGCGCCGCCACCCATGCCGGTGATGCCCGTGGGGCAGTTCAGTTTGACCAGGCGCGGAGTTCCCGGCGTGGTGATCGTGTCAACGAAGAAAAGCTCAGTCCCTTGGGTGAGTACGGTTTCGTCGGTTTCGGCCATTGCTTAGCCCTCCTCCGGGCATAGAAAAAGCCGCCAAACGGCGGCTCATTGCGGGTTGTGGTTCGAGCTAAAGCCCGATGAAGTCGGCCTGTAGGCCTACCCGGTACAGACGGGTATCCGTGTCGCGGCCATCAATGACAACGCGGTTTGCGATGCGAGCGGCATTGAGCGCGGCCCGCACCGCGACTGCCAAGGCTTCCGCGCCGGCATCTTGGTCGTGATAGCAGTCAATCTGCACTGCGGTGAAGTTGGTGCATGGTTCGCCACTGAGCTGCAGCTGCGGGTCATCACCGATGATCTGCCAGGTGATGTAGCGTTTGTCCGTTATCGGCCCGATCTCGCCATGCCTTCCGATCCTGTCCGCAACGATGGCAGCGACAGCGGGGGTGTGAATCGTCCTATAAACCTTCGGGAACATCAGGCGGCACCTCCGCTGCTTGCGAGCTTCTTTACGACCCGATCAAGGCGCGCCTTCAGATCCTCGACAATGATGGTGATGGCCTGACCGCCATGGGTGCGCACGGTGCGACGAATGAACGAAGCGGAGGCCTGTTTCGAGGAGCCGTATTCCTTGATCTGCGCCGACTTCAGCGTACTCACGCGCTGGCCCTTCCGCCCTGGGTACATCTTCCGTTTGACCCTGACGAGGTAACGCTCGCCGTTGCCGCCGCTGGGCGGCTTGCCGCGACTTGCGATGATGTTCTCCTCCAGCAGGCCAGTAGACTGGTCGCCCTCCACCAGGACCGAGCGCAGTGCCTCTCGCTCGCGATCCCTGATGAACCTTGCGCCCTTCGCAAGGGCAAGCTTCACCGGGCCGCCACGCTTGCTCACGACCTCGACGGGAAGATTCTTGAGTAGGCGCTGAATCTCGTCTGCCCCCTTGATCTCTACGCGGCCAACATCCATGGCTATTGCCCCTCATTGGCGCCGCCTGACACCAGGATCGTGATGTACTCCAGGCCAGACACCTTATCGGGCAG